ATAAAATTCCACTACCTCAATTGAGACGTCAAGATAATAAAAATCGTCAAAATAGTACAGATGATCTTGATCCATTCCTTCAACAAAATCTTGAGTTACAAATGCAAACTCTTTTTGATTCTTCCATGGCACTATATCAACAGATGCTAGAGAGGGGAGTTGCAAAGGAGTGTGCTCGTAATGTGCTTCCTATGTGTGTACCAACCAAGATGTACATGAGTGGTTCAGTGCGATCATGGGTTCATTATATTGATCTGAGGTCTGCTAATGGTACACAGAAAGAACATATGGACCTTGCAAATGAGTGTAAGGCAATTTTTGTAGAGCAGTTCCCTGTCATAGCATCTGCTCTTGACTGGTCTTAATAAATAAACACACAACTGAGGTAACTTTATGGCAACATACCCTGTTCTTAATAAAGAAACTGGTGAACAAAAAGAAGTCAAGATGAGTGTTCACGATTGGGATCAGTGGAAGGTTGATAATCCTGAATGGGAAAGATACTTTACTGCTGAAAATTCGCCAGGTCTTGGAATTGAGGTTGGTGAGTGGAGAGATAAACTTGTTAATAAGAATCCTGGATGGGGTGAGGTTCTTAAGAAAGCTGAAAAATCTGGAGGTATTTCAGGGAGATTAGCAAGAACCAGAAATCTGGGTACAACTCAAGGTAATGACTAAACATTATGCCAAGAAAAAGTAAGACTGGAATTGGAAACACTGGTAATCCAGTACCATTTGGAATGAGTAATAGAGCTATGAAAAGAAAAAAACCAATTAATCTTGATTACATCAAGAAAATTGAACCATTAACTGAAAATCAGCAATTATTTTTTGATGAATATGGTAAAGACCAACACACTGTTGCATATGGATGTGCTGGTACTGGAAAGACATTCATCACTCTCTACAATGCACTTCAGGATGTCTTAGATACAAAGACACCCTATGATAAGATTTACATTGTTAGATCTCTTGTACCTACAAGAGAGATTGGTTTCCTTCCTGGGGACCATGAAGATAAATCAGACATCTATCAAATTCCTTACAAGAATATGGTAAAATATATGTTTGAGATGCCTGATGATAATGCTTTTGAAATGCTCTATGCAAATCTAAAAGCACAAGGTACAATTAGTTTTTGGAGTACATCATTTATCAGGGGTACAACTTTTGATAATGCAATTCTCATCATTGATGAGTTCCAAAATCTCAACTTTCATGAACTTGATTCAATCATTACTAGGGTAGGTGAGAACACCAAGATTCATTTCTGTGGTGATGCTACTCAAACTGATTTGGTTAAGAACCATGAGAAAAATGGAATTATTGATTTCATTCGTATTCTGAAGAACATGCCTTCATTTGGTATGGTAGAATTTGGACCAGAGGACATTTGTAGAAGTGGTCTGGTCAAAGAATACATTGTAGCAAAAACAGAACTAGGTATGTAATGTTTAATCACATTGAAATTGATTACCCTACTCTCACTAGAGAGACTATTGATGGTGTTAGATACTATGACACTCCTAAGGGAAAAAAACTAGTATCTATCACCTCTATCATTAGTCATTACCAACGTGAGATCTTTAGAGAATGGAGGGCAAAGGTAGGTAATGAAGAAGCCAATAGAGTTACTAAACAGGCAACATCTAGAGGCACAGACATGCACACTCTTGCTGAGCATCATCTTTGCAATAAACCATTGCCTTCAGTACAACCTCTTTCGCAATACTTATTTGCCCAAGCTAAACCTACATTGGACAAGATAGATAATGTACATGCTATTGAACAATCACTGTTCAGTTATGAACTAGGTGTTGCTGGTAGTTTGGATTGCATTGCTGAATATGAAGATGAACTTGCAATCATTGATTTTAAGACATCAAAGAAACCTAAACCAAGAAAATGGATTGATAGTCACTTTGTACAATGTGCAGCTTATGCTTGCATGTTATATGAGATGACTGGTATAATGGTAAAGAAGTTTGTAATTATTATGTCATGTGAAAATGGCGAGGTTGAAGTTTATGAAGAATATGACAAAAGAAAGTACATCAATTTACTCTCAAAATATATTAGAGAGTTTGTTGAATATAAATTGCATGATTATGCCTCAGTCAACTGAAGATAGCATCAATAAACTTATTGAAAATAAGTTCTACTCTTCAAAGAAATTTGCTGAAGAGATAGAGAAGATTGCGCATGAAAATAAAGACATGTCTTATATTGATGCAATTGTTTTCTTCTGTGAGAAGAATAGTGTGGACATTGAATCAGTTCCAAAGTTGATGTCCAAACCCCTAAAAGAAAAATTGAAGTGTGAGGCAATGGAACTGAACCTCCTCAAAAAAACTAGTCATGCTAAACTCCCATTATGATTCCAAAAGTGACTCCATTTGATGCATATAAATCTTACCTTGGTTTGAAGAATCACTTTACAAAAGAAAAATATGATTACCATAGATATGGTGGAAAGTCACGTGCTTCTCTGGAAAGTTTCTACAAAAGACGTGACAGGTATTTTTTTGAAAAACTGAGCAGACAAAAGGATGATTCAGAAGTAGTTGAGTTTTTTGTTAGTAATTTTGTCAGTTGTGATGATCCACAATCTCTTTGGATTGGAGAAATCGTTAGAAATGGAGAACAAAATTATACAGACTGGAAGAAGAGACTTCAGTCTCTGAGTTATACATTCAAGACTGAAATTGAGAATGTATTTGCTGATAAGAACTTTGATGAGATGTTTCACATTGAGAAAACAAAACACCCCATCATTGTGAAGGAACATCTTGGTAAAAATATTTCTCTTGAATCTCTTGTCTTATTAAATAAGGTTATAGGATTCAAAAATAATTTTGACAAAAAACTTGATGATCCTGTTTGGAAATTTCTCTCTATGAGAATGTCCAAGTATGATTCTTTTCTACATATTGATGTTATCAAATACAGAAAAATTTTAAAGAGTATAGTGGTATGAGTTTCTTTGAATCGGAGTTTGTACAGAAGGAGATGCAGGATATTACTCACCTCCAAGAAAAAATTTATGGGAGTGTTTTTAATTTTCACTCCATGACAAATGCTGAGAAACTTGAGCATGTGGAAATGCTTGAGGATCTTTTGAATAAACAAAAGATCCTTTATACTAGACTCAGTTTGTCAGATGATCCTAAAGCGCAATTAATGAAAGAAAACATTATGAAGGAAGCAGCTATGATTGGATTTCCTGAAGATGTTGACCTGACTACAGTGTTCACTAATATGAATGCTATGATCACCAATATGAAAAGGACTATCCAGAGAGACGGTTGACTTTACTGCATAAATACCCTATATTGAGGCTGCCTGATCCTCTACCAAGATAAAGGACACAGACCAAATACAACTAATACGGAGAATATAATGTCTTTTAAAGACCTTAAAAAGCAGTCTTCCCTTGGGTCACTAACTAACAAGTTGGTGAAAGAAGTAGAGAAGATGAATAATACTGGTGGAGGCGCAGATGAACGCCTTTGGAAACCAGAAATGGACAAGTCAGGCAATGGGTATGCAGTAATTCGCTTCCTCCCTGCCCCTGAAGGAGAAGATCTTCCTTGGGTAAAACTCTTCTCTCACGCCTTCCAAGGACCTGGTGGATGGTATATTGAAAACTCCCTTACCACTGTGGGAGGAAAAGACCCTGTAGGAGAACTGAACAGGGAACTCTGGAACAGTGGAAATGAATCTGATAAGGACACTGTGCGTAAGCAAAAGCGTAAACTGTCCTTCTATGCCAACATTTATGTTGTTAAAGATCCTGCTAACCCACAGAATGAAGGAGGTGTATTCCTCTACAAGTTTGGTAAAAAGATCTTTGATAAGATTATGGCTGCTATGCAACCTGAGTTTGAGGATGAGTCTCCTATCAATCCTTTTGACTTCTGGCAAGGTGCTAACTTCAAACTGAAGTTGAAGAAGGTTGCTGGTTATTGGAACTATGACTCTTCTGAGTTTGATCGTCAGGGTCCTCTCCTGGATGATGATGATGCCCTTGAAGCAATCTGGAAGAAGCAATATTCTCTCTCTTTCTTTACTGCTGCTGATCAGTTCAAATCATATGATGAACTGAAAAAACGTCTTGATTATGTTCTTGGAAATAAGTCAACACGTCCAGCACCACAAGCAGAGGAAACTGAATATGATAACTATGCAGCAACAGAACAGAAAGCAGTCACAGAAGAACAAGTCCTCAGAAAACTTGAAGATTCTTACCAGGCATCAAAAACTCCTGACCCAGCACCCACTGCTTCTAACGATGATGATGACGCTATGTCTTACTTCGCAAAACTTGCTGACAGTTGATGAAATATAATCAAGTTTGTTTAACCTTACTTGTAATAGCAGCGTACATAAATCTTCTGAGGGGGTGACCCCTCTTTTTTGTGGGCAAAATTAAACTTTGATTCTAAAAAAGGGGCAAAAAATTCTCCAGGAAAAAATTGACCCCCTTTACTTTATTAAAATAGGTTGATATTTTCTCCCTTTACCAATTGTGTGGTTACAAATTGGGTGCTGCCACTCTCATACTTCATTAATTTTTTGATTTCTCTTACTACAGTATGAATAAGATCAGATCTTAACAAGAAAATGTTTCTCTTATCATCCTCAATTCTTGATTCATACTGATAATTGGTAACACCTACATTTGTATCTGTAACAGTGCTCATTCTTCCTAGAGCACCATCATAAAAAGTAATAGAATAATCAGAAGGGACTTCAAGTCCCTTTTTTAATACAACAAAACTATTGCTTGAGTCCTTAACTTCAATAGATTCATAGTGATGGATGTCATCATAGTTTGTCACACCATATTTTTTATCCATATAGAGTTCAAATGCTCTATTAGTCATTGGCCATTCATTTTGAATGTTTATAATATTATTTGATAGAAGAACTATCCAATCATAATTAGAACTATTATATACTTTATTAGCAACATTATCTGGTC